AAGCCGTCTCCATTGCCTTGAATGAATCCAACGCCGTAGCGTGGGCGCTAAAGACAATGATAGGGCCGCCGCCACCCTCGACCGTTTCACGGGCCAGGTCGAGCGCAAGCGGTGCCTTGAACTGAGCCAGCTTGGCGCGGGCCGCTGCGATGCGTTCGAAGATTGGCTTCCCTCTTAGCTCTTCAATGTCCTCGCATGATTCGAGGGTCTTGAGTTCCTCGTCTGTTAGTGGTGCCACGTTGTCGGGTACCTCTACGGTGTGCACCGCGTGACGCTTGGCGGGGAGGTCGATGACATTGGCGCGTAAGCGGCCGAGTGAGACACTTTGAAGCGTCAGCCCTGCTATCGGGTCAATCTTCTCGTGGTCCCATTCCAGCGCGCCCCGGTAGCCCGTGTGACGCCCGCCCCATTGATAAGCGAATGTCTCGAACCCTGAGGGGTACGCCTCGCGGTGAATGCCCGCCGCGAGCATGACCGCCCACAAATCAGCCGGGTTCCTTAGGAGCGGCGTCCCCGTCATCAGCCAGCGACGGCCGCCGGTACGGCTTACAGCGTTGGCTAGGATGCGGAAACGCTTAGTGCGTTGCGCTTTGTTATTCTTAACTAGCTGGACCTCATCAGCGACAAGGACAACGCCGCCGGGTGCCCGGCCGGGTTTATCGGTTAGAATATCATAGTTGAGAATCACTAGCTCGCCGGGCTCGGGCCACCGGAATGACCCGCCGCCGCTTAGGATGACAGGTGACAAGTCAGGCCGCCACCGGTTGCACTCGGCAGCCCAGTTGTACTTAAGCGACGCGGGGACAACGACTAGGGCGCGGGCGTTGTCAGGCAATGCCAATAGGGCCTGAATGGTTTTACCTAGCCCCATTTCATCCCGCAGCAATGCACACTTGCGGCCGCGTAGATACTCGATGCCAGCCGCCTGGTGAGGGTATAGCTTTGACGCGTCGAACGCGTGCCAGGTGACCGAATCGGCCTCGACCATTGCGGCTTGATTCTCCTCAATCAACTTGCGGGCGCAAGGCATCACCTCGAAATTGAACGGCGCTAGGAGGCCGAGGTCAGCCGTTGTCGGGATGATGTTCAGCTTGGCGGCACCGTCCCAACGGCGACCCTTGATAAGACGCATGGTGTCGACAACGGCGCGGTCGAACGGGCTGATAACCGCGAGGGAATCCCCGCGGGCCTCGATGCGATAGGCGGGCAGGGGCTCGGTCTCGAACAACTCGCGGGCCTCGCCTGTCAGCCCGAATAGGTGCTGGGTTGTCAGGGTACGAACGGCCGCAATGGACGCCGCCGCGTGGGGAAGCTGCCAGACCTTGTCATAGGGCTGCCACCGGCCCCCCGCCGATTTAATGGTAGACTTGAACGTCTCGAACCCCTCGCACCCGTACGGAAAAGAAACAAGGAACGCGTCACCACGGGCCGCGACCTTGAGCCGCTCAGCCGCGCGACAACGGGCGGCGATAACTCGAACAGCGCGCGGGTCGGCATCCTCAGCCGCGAGGGCCTTGAGGCGCTTGTGAGAGGCGGCGGGCATTTGGCCGTGATACTTGAGAAGATTCGCCGCCGCGCTCGCGACATCGGCCGCGGTCCAGCGCTCGCGGGGATAGCGCCTGACTAAGTCGACAAATATCTGGTCCGGTTTGTTGAATCCGACGCCGTCTGGTCGGATTGCGCCGTCGCATACCTCGCCGATATCCTCGACGATTGAGCAAATGAAATCGACGTCTTGAGCTGGGGCTAGGTTGGTTGGGTTGGTTTTGTTGTTGCTTGTCATGGTTTGGTTTCCTTTTCTTTCAAGTTTCAAGTTAAACGGGCGGGGGAGCGCCCCCCGCGGGCGGTTAGGGTTTGGGTTACTTGGTTTTGAGGCAGGCAACGGCCCGGTCGATGAGAACGCGGGCGCGCTTAGTTGGCATCTGTAGGCCCGTGTGGGCAGAACGGCGGCCCTGGAAGCCGCGACCCTTGCCGAGGTAGTACGGCGGCTGTAGACCGTGCGCGGTGTATTGCTCGCGGGTCGGGTCGAGGATTATCCAGGTGTATTGGGCCTGCTTAGGCGAGCTAAGGACATACCAGTGGGTACGCCGGTCCTCGGGCGCGTGCTGGCCCTTGAGCCACGGCTGGGGGCCGGTTGGGGTCTCGCGGTAGGTTGCGCAAACTGGCTTGGCTGCCAGGTCGGTGCGGTATCGGCGGACCAAGTGCAGCAGGGCCTCGGCCGCTACGGCGCAATGGCCAGTGGTGAAGTGGTCAAAGGGCTCAAGGCGGGCGCGCTCCTGAGGGCTTAGCAGGTCGGGCGTTAGGTTGGCCTGTACGGCGTCAATCAGGTCTTGGGTGTCGATAGTCATGTTAAATCCTTTCGTCGAATGAGGGGCCCGCTAGGGCCCCTGTGGGTTGGGTTTGGGTGGTGTTAGTAGGCATAGGCCCACGGGTGCGAATCCGAGTCGATTAGCTGGGTTTCCCGCATGATTAGGTCAGCCATGGCCTGGCAGCACGCCGCATGAGTCTTGGGACCCCAATTGGCGCGTCGCGGGCGATTTGGGGCCGCGGCCTGGTACATACCGGCCGCGAATATCAAGGCGTCACGACCCGAAAGCTTGGCGGTGGCCTGGTTAAGAATTGAGCGCAGGTAATCGGCTAGGCCGTCGATACCAGTGAAGTCGGTGTACCTGTGGTCATCAATAGACTGGTTTTCAATACAGCCAAATACCCACGGCAAGCCGTATGTCGCAAACGCGTCATAGGGCTGGTCTCTTAGCCCTGGGTTACCCCAGCCGTACCGGCCGCAAGGTGTGAGGTATTCAAGAATTGATTTGGTGTCGGTGCTATTCCACATGTTAGTTTCCTTTCAGGTTTCAGGTTGCGCCCCGTATCGCCGGGGCCACGCGGTTGGTTGGTTGACTATGCGTAGATTGGGAACCATCCGCCATCTGGGCCGTATCCATGGCCAATGAGACAGTTGATGCCCTTGATGTGTGACTGCATGACGATAAAGTCGGCGGCCTCTCTGAGGGTCTTGAACTCGCCGCCCCCAGTCCATGACCAGTCTGCGATCTTCCAGGTGGTCTCACCATCCCGGCGGGTCACTGCCACGCTCATGAGACCGCCCTCTTGATTCCTACAGTCCGACCACCAGTAGCCCGGGGCGTTTTGCTTTAGTACGTTGCGCCATTGTTGCTTGCTCATTGTTGTCATTTCAGTTCTCCGTCAAATTTCAGAGGGGGCCCCGTTGCCCCAGGGTGGCTTGAACCGCTCAAGACACCCAGGTTCTATGGTAACATGTGTTGCATACCTAGGCAACATATAGGCGCTGATTTATTACCAAGGTTTTGGCGATAAATGAAGTCAATGATTTCAAGGGGTTAGGTCATGATTTGGCATTTATTGACTTCTGGCCAGGGGGTCTTGTCATTATGTCAGGGTAGGGGCGTCCTAGGTCCTCTCAGGAGGTGAGAGGTAGGGGTAGATATATATATATAATATATACTTAATATATAACATAACTACCTGTAACCATTGGGGTTTATTTCTGGCCAAGGGGCTTGGCGATAAATGGGCGATAAGTCAGGAAGTCCGACCTCTCGCCCTGGCTGGCTTGGCGCGTGGTGGGCGCCTGAGGCACCGTGGGAGCGTTAACACAGTGGGTCGGGGCGGTGGGCATATGCGACCTACACTGCCACCGCTTCGCCCTTTCTGGCCCCAACCTATTGACAACAATGTTTGCAGGTCAGGCAACAATAAATGTCGAATTTGCCGAGGTTGGACGTTCGGGTGTTGCCGAATATGGTAACGTCAATAAGCCCTTGAGCGCCTTAGAGGGCAACCTCGCAAGCCTCAGGGCGTCAAGTCTTTTGTTAACTATTTAATCAACACAATGCGTCAAACGTACATCGGGCACTCGGTCTACTCACGAGTAGATTGTGAATGAGCCTGTGTTGCGTTATGCGACAACACCGCCTGTCATCACCTGTCAACCCTGTGTTGCACACTGCGACAACACCAACCATGTTGCATAGTGAGACGACATAGGAACGTGTTGCGTACTGCGACAACAGGAACGCGTGTTGCATTCAGCGACAACATCTCAATGTGACACAGTTTAGCAACATGAGAATGCTGTTAGCAAATTGCGAAACATCAAGACGAACGCAGTGTCATTCTCGGACTGGGACGGGCCGGGGGGTACCCCCGGTTTTAGAAAAAGATTTAGTATTAGAATACCCTCACACGCACTATTCACATTTTCCAATAACGCAGTGCGTTAATCATACTTAATCTACCCCTGTTTTTGGGGGTTTCGACACGTTCCTCGAATTCTCTTTTGTTTTCAACAGGTTAAATCTCCCCCTGAAAAGGGGGGTGTTCCTATAAATTAACTAGTTTCCGCGTAACCCTTTGATATTGCTTAGGAATAAATGTCCCCATTTAATGTCCCGCCCTTGGCGATAAATCGGGAAGTTAATTTCAGTGTCGCAGATGTCGCAGGATTTCACTTCGCAGAATTCGCAACTTTGCAGGCAATTAGATTTTAGTTATGCTTTTGGTATGAGTGACAAAATGATGGACATGAAGAAATTGGTAGCCCGTTACGATACCAATGCGTTTGGAGCACTGAGCAAGCAGGACAAGTCAGATCTTGTAGAGGATACCGACAAGGCCCTGGCGTATGAGGCCGACAAGTCTGTCCGTATGAACGCAACCCCGGTCGAAGCCCGATACCTGCCCAGACTGGCAGATATCCAGCAGAATATTTATGCGGTGCTGGAGAGCGAGAGTCGAAAGCTTGCAGATGCCAGCACCAGAAGATACCACGAGACTTTATCAGCGGAAGAAGTTAAGTTACTTGGCGTGGTGACAAGAAGCCTTTGTCAGCTCGGAGACCTTGAGCGGGGCTTGCGACAGAATGATCAGTTGAGTAGCATGAGCGATGAAGATCTCCAAAGGTTGGCTGGGGAAGCCTTCAAGCAGTTGGAGACCAAAGGGGGCAAATAATGGCGCTGGCACAAGAAAGGCGCATACCGATCAGGCTTCGCATGGCCGATGCGTCCGATGCGCCGATGATTTACTCGAACTGGCTTAAGTCATACGCGGGCCAGAATAAGCACATTCCGAAAACGGTGGTGGATAAAATTCACCGCCAGGTTGTGGGCAGACTTCTGAGCGAAGCCCATACAGTCGTTGCAGTGGTGGACCTGCCAGACCTAGATGATGAAATCTGCGGTTGGGTCTGCGCGCAAAGGTCAGAAAAATTTTTTATTACCCACTGGGGCTATGTCAAACGCGAGTACCGGATGTTTGGCATCATGACCGCCATGCTGGAGATGTTCGAGTACAGCAAGGGTGAGCCAACAATGGCTAGTCACGACTTTCCGCTGCGCAAAGATTTGCGCAATCACAACATTATGTATGTTCCGCATCTCTGCCACGAGGGTGGCTTGGAACAGATAGACAAACTCTATGGAGGCCACCTCAATGCAGTCAGTGAAGCTTAAATGTATTATGATCAGTGACAACGCCCGTCCGGTGTTCAATCAGCGCTTTATCGATGTCGTCACCAACCCAAACTTTACTCTTGAGCTTATGGGTAACTGGATTTCAGTTAAATTAGGCGACTCAGACCCTCGATTTGTGCCCGTGAACAACATTTCATGGATGGGACCACTGGATTCTGCCGATATGGGGGTAAAAGAGACCCCAAAACGGGGTCGAAAACCAAAAATCAAGGCGGTAGCCGATGAACAACAGCAACAAGCAGTATGATGCGCGTCAGGTACTAAAAGAGTACCTAAAGCGGCATGGTGACCTGTCCGAGCTACGGGATGAGAACCCAGATGCCGAAAACCGCTCATTTGCTTGGCATAAACACCTCTTACCGCAGCAAATGGAGTACATTACCGACGAATCACGCCTAAAAACGGCCCTTTGTAGTCGTCGAGCCGGTAAGACTTATGCATCTTGCTATTATCTCATTGAAACATGCATGAAATTTGCGGAATCGACGTGCGCATACATCGCATTGACCCGTGCAAGCGCAAAAAAGCTTATGTGGTCAGAATTACAGCGTGCAAACCGCAAATATTACCTAAATATCCACTTTAACAACTCAGAATTGACCGCGACCTTCCCAAATCACAGTCAAATCATCCTCACGGGTGCCAATGACGAGGCGGATATCGATAAACTTCGTGGTCTAAAGTATCAGCTTGTTATTCTTGATGAGGCTGGTTCTTTTGGTCGGCATATTGATGCACTGGTCGAAGAAGTCTTGGAGCCGGCGCTAATTGACTGCGATGGCACCTTGGCAATGATTGGTACGCCTACCGCAAGTTGCTCAGGATTTTTCTATGAAGCATCGACAGGACTTCGGCCCGGATTCAGTCAGCATCACTGGACCATTCTTGAAAACAAGTACATCCCACACGCTGGAGAGTATCTCGACAAGAAGCGCGAGTCCAAAGGCTGGGGAGATGACAATCCAGTATACCTGCGAGAGTGGTGCGGACGTTGGGTTAGGTCAGACGATTCGCTTGTGTACCGCTATCACTCCCACAACATTGTTGACGGCCTCCCCGACGACCATGATTTCGAATACATCCTTGGGGTCGACCTTGGATACCACGATGCAACTGCCTTCGTCGTCATGGCTTATAGTCGAGACCTACCGTATGTCTTCATCGTCGACTGCCAAAAGCAATCCAAGATGCTGCCCACCGACATTGCAGAGCGAATCGGTGATCTTGCCGACGAGTACGACTTCACCAGAATCGTCGCCGACACAGGTGGATTGGGTAAGTCTATTGTTGAAGAGTTTAAGGTTCGCTACGGGCTCCCTATTTACCCGGCGGAAAAAACCAAGAAGATGAGCTACATCGATATGATGAACTCGGACTTGGCCGATGGCATCCTCAAGGTAGTACAAGGGTCTGACATTTTAGACGAGTGGCAGAATCTTCAGTGGGATGAAGACCACCGCAAAGAGGACGCACGTTTCGAGAACCACCTTGCCGATGCTGCGCTTTACGCCTGGCGAGAGTGCAGGCACTATAGATACGAGGCCCCGATAGAGCCTCCTAAGTATGGTACTCCAGAGTACTGGGAGATGATTGAGGACAAGCATTGGGCTGAGTCAGCAAAAAATCTCGACCGTAACGAATCAGATAGATGGTGGGCTGCAGGCACATCGATTGAGAGGCTGCAATGATAGGCAAGAGCGCGTACATGGACCAAAAGTTTTGGTGGGAATCTGAAGAGGACAACCCGCAGGAGTTGATTTACTCACTTCTCGAAAACCTTAAAGATCGAATTGAGACACGTGCGGACCACGATATTTTGCATCTGTCCCTATTTGAGAACTACTACAATAACGCGCTAAACCCCGCAGGATACAAGACTGGCACGCTTTTCGACGATGACCGCGTTACCTTCAACGTCATCGCGTCGTGCTGTAATACGGTCACGGCTAAGATTGCCAAAACGAGACCGCGCCCAATCTTCTTAACAAGTGGTGGCGACTTCAGCCTGAAGCGTAAGGCTAAGCTGCTGACTAAGTTTGTCGATGGGATGTTCTACCAGGTCGACCTTTACAACGTCATGCAGCGAATCTTCCTTGATAGCTGCGTGTTTGGGACCGGCGTTCTTAAGGTGTTTATTGAAGACAATCAGGTCAAGGTTGAGCGCGTCTTCCCTAGTGAAATTATCGTTGATGAGTATGAGGCTCGCTATGGTGATCCTCGCTCTATGTTCCAGCGCAAGGTCATGCCTCGTGAAGTAGTGGCAGGACTGTTCCCGAACCACCAAGAAGAGGTGGCTGCAGCAGCGCCATGCGACCCAGAGGACCGTAGCTATAATACCGGTGACATGATTGAGGTTATCGAGGCTTGGCATATCCCGTCTGTCTCTGGTGGTGACGATGGCCGACACGTTATCTGCATCGACAATGCGACGCTATTCGACGAGAAGTATGAGAAGGACTACTTCCCGTTTGTCACCCTTCGATGGTCACGCCGTATGCTGGGCTTCTATGGCCAAGGTCTGGCTGAGCAACTCCGTGGCATCCAGGCAGAGATCAATCAACTTCTCCTCAACATCCAGGAGCAGATGAATCTTGCGACACCGAAGGTGTTCTTAGAGCGTGGCTCACAGGTAGCTAAAGAGCAGATTAACAACCAGACCTGGGGCATCATCGAATACGAAGGTCAGCCACCGCGTTTCTTCGTACCCCAGACTGTAGCGGGTGAGGTATTCAGTCACCTCGACCGACTTTACAATCGCGCTTATGAAATCTCTGGCATCAGCCAATTGTCTGCGACGAGCCTCAAGCCAGCAGGCTTAGAGTCTGGTGTTGCACTGCGCGAGTACAGCGACATTGAGACTGAGCGCTTTGTCATTGTTGGCCAAGCATATGAGGCGGCATTCCTAGAGGTTGCGCGTCAGATGATTGACCTAGCTAAAGACGTATCCGAGCAAGGCAAAACTTACGAAGTTATTTCGTATGGCGATAAAGACATAGAGAAGATAAAGTGGTCGGAAATTAAACTGCGTGAAGACCAGTATCGGATGAAAGTTTATCCGGCGAGTCTTCTCCCGACCACGCCAGCCGCACGCCTACAGACAGTCATTGAAATGTCTCAGGCAGGTTTGCTTGATAAGGCGGAGACTCGTAGTCTTCTGGATTTCCCTGATATTGAGCAATACAATCGCTTGGCTACAGCACCACTAGATGAAGCTGAGATGTTGGTCGAAGAGATATTGGAGAAGGGTAAATATCACCCACCTGAGCCTTTCAGTAATCTCCAACTTCACCTACAGTTCTTTCAGCGGGCTTATATTGAGGCCAAGATAAACGGTGCCCCGGAAGATCGTTTAGCCATGATGCGTCAATATATGCAGAGTTGCTTTCAGCTTCTCCAGCCACCGGAGCCGCCTGTCGCTGCCATGCCAGGAGGGCCAACCCCAGTACCCGGTGGTCCCGCTCCTACCGAACTAACGCCTACGGCAACACCGCCGAAGGAGGCCATTGATGCGCTGGCAGAAGCAGAATTGCCAGCCCCACAAGTAACTGGTGCCACGCAAGAAGGTGTGCCAGTTTAAGGAGAGAGTATGACTGAGGAAGGTGCAGTTGCAGAAGAGGTTCAATCAGTTCCTGATATGGGAGAATCTTCTGGAGGAGATGCTGGAGGATCCCCTGGAGGAGGAGACGTTCCACATGAAACAACTGGAGCGGATGATAATAACGATGGAGTGGAGAGCAGCGATGCAGGAACTCCGCCCGAACCAGCGCCCGACCCATTCAGCAGGCGATTTGCCCAACTAGCTCGCGAGCAAAAGAAGTTGCGCCAAGAGCGCGACGAAATGAAGCGTGTTCAGCAGGAGCTAGATGCACGCAAAAGTACGGTCTCATCGTTTGATGACCTACAAAGACTTGCACGTGAGAATCCTTACGAAGTCATGCAGAAACTAGGGCTAGACTACGAAGCCCTTAGCCGACAAGTCCTACAAGATGGCGAGATTACCCCCGAGCAGAAGATGGCCGGGGAAATGAAGCGCCTTCGCGATGAGATTGATTCGATGAAAGCGGAGCGAGCAGAGCTTGTGAAGCAGGAAGAGGCGAAGAAATATCAGGACACTTACGGTCGTTTTGTTGACGAGATTAAAACTTTTGTGGACAATACAAATGAGTTCGACTTCGTTAAGGCAAATAACGCCTATCACGTCGTCGCTGAGGTAATGCAAGAGCACTACAACAGCACGCAAGACGTTATGAGCTACGACGAAGCTGCTAAAATGGTTGAGAACTACTACGAGGCTGAAGCAGAAAAGTATCTCGCAGTACCGAAACTAGAGCAGCGACTCAAAGAGCGTTACGCTCCAGCGAAAACAGAGCCCGTGGCTGGGCAAGCACAAGAGGAAGCTGAGGCTTCTGAGAAAACGCCATCAAAAACATTAACAAATGCCCAGGTGCAACGTGCGCCAGGGGATAAGCCCGCGAAGCTTAGTCGCCAGCAGTCTATCGACATTCTGGTGAACAAGTACGGGTCTAGTCTGTTTCGCTCGGAGTAAGACGTGCTTGCTCCGATAAGGAGTAAGTTATGGCAACTTCATTAAATCTCGACAATGTCACCCAGGCGCTAAAGGAGCATTATAAGCCCTTGACCGTCAAAAACATGGTTTACAAGGACAACCCACTGCTCGCCCTCATGCCTAAGTATGAGCGGTTCGGCGGTGAGAACATGCCTGTTCCAGTTCAGTATGGTATCGCAAACCGACGCTCTGCTGACTTCTCAACCGGTCAAGGCCTGAACACTGCAACTGAGCTTGCACGGTTCGTTCTTACTCGTGTGAA